ACAACAACTGCTGGTATATTTGACCTTGACACAGACTCTAATGGTAGATGGTCTGTTGAAAGATTCAAAGGTCTTATGTTCCAACTAGAGAGAGATGCAAACACAATCGCTCAGAGAACCAGAAGAGGAAAAGGTAACATGATTATCTGTTCTTCAGATGTTGCCTCTGCATTACAAATGGCGGGTGTTTTGGATTACACTCCTGCATTAAACAACAACTTAAACATTGACGATACTGGTAATACTTTTGCTGGTGTATTAAATGGTAAGTACAAAGTTTACATTGACCCATATGCTGCTAACATGGCAAGCAATGCGTCACCTACTAAACAGTACTACGTTGTTGGTTACAAAGGAACTTCTCCATACGACGCTGGTTTATTCTATTGTCCGTATGTACCTCTACAAATGGTTAGAGCAGTAGGTCAGGATAACTTCCAACCGAAAATCGGTTTCAAAACTAGATACGGTATGGTTGCTAATCCATTTGCTGGTGCTTCTGCGTCAGGAAATATTACTGCTGACGGTGTTGGTGCAATCAACGCTAACAGATACTACAGACGTGTTCAAGTTACGAACATCATGTAATATTTGTTGAGAAACAAATTTAAGAAGGGCGCTTCGGCGCCCTTTTTTTTTAGCATAAATAAAAGTAGATTATGTTTTATACTGAAAGAATAACAATTTATAAAGAAATACCTATGTGGAAAAGAACACCATTTAAAGAACTTCTAGGAATATTAGTAGTAGGTTGTATTATTACACTAATAGCATTAGGTCTTAATTATTTAAATCCTAAGCCAAATGTATTAGAAGAATTAGAAGAAAAAATTAAAAAAGTAGAACAAAAAGAAATTGTTTTAACTGAACCTGAAAAACAACTAGAAAAACAAGCTACAGAAAAAGAATGGCAAGAAGTAGATAAACAAACAGATAAATAGCTGTATGACAGTAACCAACTCATACACTAGACAACCAACTAAACTGGACTATGCTAGTCCTACACAGTTTAAGTTTTCTATAATCAAGTTACCTAAAGTAGAATATTTTTGTACTACAGCAAATGTGCCTGGTATTACACTAGGTTCATCAGCACAAGCTACACCTTTTAAAGATATACCTATACCTGGTGATAAACTAGATTACGATACATTAAACATACAGTTTTTAGTAGATGAAAATTTAGAAAACTATAGAGAGATACATGGTTGGATGACTGGTCTTGGATTTCCTAAAGATCATTCACAATTTAGATCATTACAGGCTGCAGGATCAGACAGATATCCTACAACAACAAGCGAAACTTATAATAAAGAATTAGGACAAGTTGTAAAACAAACTTCAGATGATGGTGGTTTATATTCAGACGCTACATTGTTTATCTTAACAAGTAAAAACAATTCAAATATAGAAGTACGTTTTAGAGATATATATCCTATATCATTATCAGGTTTAGATTACAATCAACAAGCAACAGATGTAAATTACTTAACAGCAAGTGTAACGTTTCAATATAAACTTTATGAGTTTGCTAATGTGAGTGGTAGTGACACATTAGAAACAACAACTTAATTATAACATATATATTATTATGACAGTACGTGTTAGACCTAGAGATTTAAAACTTCCAGATTACATGACAAGAGGTGGTCCTGGCGACCTATCAATGCCAGGTAATGTCAATACAGCAGAATGGTGGCGTCCTGAACACATGTCACTTCTTGGTCAAAAGAAGGCTGCTGAAAAAGGATCAATAGTAGAACAAGCAAAAAGTAAAGAAATATTTTATTGTAGCATACCTTTTACACAATTATATAACGAGATAGATGGTAGATTTCAAGCGTGTTGTTTTGCACAACCGCATAAGAATGCCACTATTAAAAACACTACATTAAAAGACTGGATGTTTAAAGGTCCTTATATGAATGTATTAAGAGAAGAAATGACTACACCTTTAAAGGAACAAAAAGAACCTTTAAAATTTGTTAAAAGATTTTGTAAAAGATGTGTTACAGATGAAGAAAAATATGGTAGGTCCAGAAGAACAAATTGCTTAAAAATACATACAAACAATCATACTTTTTGGGATGATATTGAACATATATCAGATAGATTTAGAAAGACAGGTGAATACAAACTTGATAGAAGGGTTTTAGAAATACAATTAAAGATATATGGATCAGAATGTAATTTAGATTGTTTTATGTGTCTTCATTCTAACTCAACCACAAGAATGAAAGTAGCAGAAGGTGGTGTATGGAATAATCAAATATGGCAAAAAGAAACTTCAGGTCTTGTTGCACAAGAAACAAATGAATCAAAATCAAAACTTAAGCTAGTAGGTGAAAAACTAAAAAAAGTATTAGAAGATAACACGCCTGGATCAATAGAACAAATACTAGAGTTAGCGCCCTTTACACGTAGTATAAAAATTATAGGTGGTGAGCCACTTATTATGAAAAAACAATATGAGATGTTACAGGCATTAATAGATAGTGGTGATTCAAAAGAGATTATAATAAAATTTCAAACAAACATGACTAAAATGGCAAGAGGTAAACATAATATATTTAAATACATACCTCATTTTAAACTTATAACTATGGTTGCTTCTGTAGATGGCATAGGTAAAACTATTGAGTATATGAGAAGAAGAACAGAATGGCCTGAACTAGTTGACAATATAGAACGAGTTAAAAAATATCCTAATGCTGTTGTAGATTTTAATGGTTTAGTTTCTTTTTTAAGTGTTATGAGATTTTATGAAGTTGTAGATTGGTGTATGAACAATCCTGTAATAGATCAAATCAATTGGGCAATGTTGGAAAACCCTAAACATTTTTCAGTACATAATTTACCTAAAAAAATAAAAGATGATCTAATAATAAAATATGCAAAGTTGCCTGACATAGTAGCTGCATTAGAAAAAAAACCTGATCCTGATGTAAATATACAAGATACATTTCAATACTTGTTACAACAAGATAGATACTATAAAGGAACAAAATGGGAATCACATTTGTTTGATGTATTTCCTGAACTAGAAGAATTTTACGACCCTAACTATAAGTCACCAGACGAGATAGATAGAAGGATGCAAACTGAATTAAAAAAAGGCATTGAAAAGGCTTATGAAATCCCAGACTTATTAACTTAATATATACTATAACAATATAATGGAGATATTATGACATTTGATGAACTACAGGCACTCGCCGATAAAGACCTAAAAATAAATGATACTGAGCTTGATTTAGAATCATTAAAAACACCACAACTACATAACAAGTATATGAAGTTTCATAATCAATATACTAATTTATTAAAGAAGGCTGAACAAGACCTAGCAAGATTGACAAGAGAAAAATGGGAATACTATACAGGTAAGGCAGACCCTAGTGTGTATCAAGTAAAACCTTTTAATTTAAAAATATTAAAACAAGATGTTGACAAATATCTTAAATCAGATGATGAGCTTATTAAGTTAGATCAAAAAGTAACTTATATACAAAGTGTTGTTGACTACCTAGATAGAACAGTTAAGATTATTTCTAATCGTGGTTTTCAAATAAAGAACGCTATAGACTGGCGTAAGTTTACTTCTGGCGTGATCTAAAATGAAGTATCTAATAGTTAGTGGAGATAGTAATACTACAGATGACTTTGATTCTATATCTCATCCTGACTGGGAATTTAATTATAAAAAGTGGCCTACATTATTAGGAGAAAAACTAGGCATGAAAGTTATCAATCTGGCTAGTGCAGGACAAGGCAATGAATTTATCTATACAACTATACGAGATGAAATAGTTAAAATAGAGGATAAAAATCAAATTGGTTTAGTTATTGCTGCTTGGACACAAGCACCAAGGAAAGATTTTAAAACCGAAAGGTTAAATTACTTTGGAAAACCATGGTCATCACTACGATATGATACACATGGTAACCTACCGTGGTGGGTTGAAAGGTCTTTAGGATATTATTTAGATTTTCAAATACTATGTGAGAGATATAATTTACCGTATGTTCAATTTCAAATGATAGAACTCTATGAACATTATTTAGATGGTTTGTTACCAAGTCAAACAGATATTCATTATGGAGCAAAACCTGGTGTTCGAAGTAAATATCCAGGAAATAAAAGAAAAGACAAAGAACTTATATTAAAATCTATAATGGAATATAAGAAGAAATTAGATACATCTAAATTTATGGGATGGCCTCCAGTCAAAAAATTAGGAGGATGGACATTTAAAGATCAACTTGATTTATGGTATGATAAAAACTCACCAAGGAGAGTATCTACTTTAGATGACCACCCGAATGAACTAGGACATATCGCTATTTGTAATAAACTAAATATGTTGTTACAGGAATATAATATATGCAAAACATCATAGTTGACAAGGTCAATGACGTGTACCTACGCATTGACGCAGACGCAAGTATCCGTAGAGAGTTATCAGATTATTTCTCATTTGAAGTACCTGGTTACAAGTTTACACCTCAATTTCGTAATAGAGTTTGGGACGGAAAGATACGATTATACTCGTATGCTACAGGTCAATTATATGTTGGATTGTATCCGTACTTAAAAGACTGGTGTAAGAAGAAAGATGTACATATAGTTGAATCTAGTGAAATCCTTACACATAGCCATGTCTCAGCCGCCGATATAGACGGCTTAATCAAGTCTTACGATCTGTCTATCACTCCGAGGGACTATCAAATTAATGCTTTTAAATTTGCGTTAGAATATGAGAGAGGTCTAGTTTTATCCCCTACTGCCTCTGGTAAATCACTTATTATATACATGCTTGTCAGGCACTATATGAATATGATAAACAACAATATTCTAATCATTGTACCAACAACATCACTAGTAGAACAATTATACAAAGATTTTAAAGACTATGGTTTTGATGTAGAAACAAATGTCAGTAGAAAATATCATGGTTATGATATAGATGAAGATAAACGTATAGTAGTATCAACATGGCAATCACTATACAAAATGCCTAAACAATTTTTTGAAGACTATGGTGCAGTTATAGGTGACGAGGCACACTTGTTTAAGGCTGTATCATTAACAAAGATAATGACAAAACTAACAGATTGTAAATATAGAATAGGTCTTACAGGTACGTTAGATGATAGTAAAACACACAAGTTAGTATTGACAGGTCTATTTGGTATGGTCAACAAGGTTGTATCTACTTCAGAATTGATTGAAAGAAAACAACTTGCAAATCTAAAAATAAAATGTCTGAACTTAAAGTATCCTGAAACAGAAGCTAAAAAAGTATATGGTGTAAAATACTTTGAAGAACTAGAATACTTAACTCAAAATAATGCTCGTAATAAATACATACGAAATCTAACCTTAGCACTTAATGGTAATACATTGTGTCTATTTCAACTTGTTGAAAAACACGGAGAGATTTTATATAAA